TCAAAAGTCAATTTATTTTGTATTTTAGATCTGTTCAATCCGTGTCAAATGGTCTTTTATACTGGTTTTAACTCCAGATTTAGTAAGAACAACAAATGAGTAAAAATTATCAATATTATAAAAATTTGTAGTAAGGCCCACATCATCTGCTAAATTTTCGATGATGTTTTGATTTACATATGTTATTTTGTGTTCCACAACCGATCTCCATTCCTCCTCACCATCTCCATCACTAAAGTGTATCAAAGCTTGTCCACCAGATCGTAACACGTCGCTTATCGATTTGATAACATTTTTAATTTGTTCAATGCTGAGATATGGAACAAAGTCAAGGGATATAAGAGTTCCTATTTGATTATGTGGCACATATCTATCTCTTATGTGTCCAGTGAATTCAAGTGGCTTTGCTCTAAACATGTTAGGATTAGATTCTCCAGTCTTTGATAATGTTTTGAGAACATAATTCTTTATTTTTTTATCATCAAATATGTTAGTGCATACGTACACTAAATGTGATCTAACAGCATGTTCAACATATTTCAAGTCATTTGCACACAAATAACACCATGGATATCTCCAATCAGTTTGTTTCACGCACCAATTTTTAATAAAATTTTTTACTGAGTCAGGATGCTTATGTTTAAGTTTTCTTACATATGCACTGGTAAATCCAAACAGTTGTGATTTGCCTTGGTCTTTGGTTAAAGCTGTGATTTTTGATTCTGTAGTCTCAATTAAACCTCTGGCTACATCTATAGAATTTTGGATTTCTTGTTTTAATCCTATAAAATCTTCTTCACAAGCATTGGCCAAAATTTCAATTGCTTGTTTTATTTGACGTCTTGATACCATTATGTAAATAATTTATCGAATGTATTGTCGGCTTCTGAAGCTCCCAGATCCCAATCTAGCACGCCAATAAGATTGTCAAGTTTTTTATTGATTAACGTGGACTCCATTTCGTCATCAGCGAATGGCAACTCCTTAAACCATTCAGGAATTCTCAATTCATCTGTTGGATATGCAATTGAAGTGTATCCCATAGGATTATCTTTGAGTTTACACACAACGCATTTTTGGCCATCAATAATGTCCATTGAGTATCGGTCATTGTAGACTTTCTTTAGAGTGTTCCAATTTATAGCTGCCCTTACGTGTCCAGGCATGTTTACTTTTCCTTTACGTTTTTCACGTGAATGATATTCAGTTAGTTTGTTAACACGCCTTGGTGAGCCTTTTTCCCATCCTGGCATCTTCTTGAACTCTAATCTAAAGTCTGCTATAAAGTCCATTACTTGTTCTTCATTTGACCCAGTCAGCACTTTGTCCAACACATCTGACAAAAAGTTCTGTATGTATGCCGGCGTGTCAGAACGTTTGAGATCTAGTCCCATTGCTTTAATTTTATCAACTGATTCGCCTTCAAGGTCATAAATTTTTATTGCATATCTTTTCTTGGTTATGAATAATCCTTTTGATCCAACTGCTTCTCTACCTGCCGCAATAAGTTTTCCATATGATGTAGGACAATTAAAAGATTGATCCATATATTTGGGAAATGATTTGTTGACTTCTTCAGCAACTGAATCATACAGTTGTACCACACTCTCAGATGTCCAGGGTACATTGCCGGCATCTATGTCAGCTTTCAATGGCTTGTATGCACTAAAGTAAACAGAATCTGTGTCGCCATAAATTATTGATTGTCCTCGATAATCATAGTCGCCACAAATTATTTCATTTGTTTTGCTCGCCATGTGTTTTGTAATGCATCTTCCGGTCAAAGTTGTTGATTGTCCAATCCTAGTGTCAAAAAACCTACAGCCAGGATTCAATATGGCACCATACAACGAATTCAAGTTAATTTTTTTAACAAGTTGTCTTTTGTCCCAAAAAGCAGTTTCGACAGAGTTGCCGGCATCAATGGATTTTTTCTTTTTGGCCTGTAGTTCCTGTCTTTCAGCATACCAACGTTCTAATAGTCCCGGAATCACTCCTGCGAATGCATGTGTGAATATTGTTCCATTTGCAGACAATATCCAAGGTTGGTCGTTGTTAAAAATTAGTTCATACACTTCTGCCGCACTTAGAATGCTTGACTCACCAGTCTCCCAATCTATTGTAATGCTTTGTGCTCTGTCTTTTCTCATCACTGCTTGATATTCTAGTGATCCAAATTCTCCTTCCCATGCTCCAGCAAATGATTTTTTTCCTACAGTCATTCTTTCTTCAATTATTTCTTCTGTCATTGTTTGCCTTAGTTGTCCAACAATAGTTTCAGGAGCCATATTTAAAGCTCTGATTACAGATGGATACAGTGAATTGATATCGATCGATCCAATCCAATCCTGTAGTCCTTTTTTAGGATATGCCACATATGCTCCTGCGGCTGGATCCGAGCCTGGCTCACGTCTCACCCTGTCAGGCACAACCATGCCACGCCTGTGTGCTTCATTAATAATGCCTTGTTCTGTCACTGCCACAGCACCCATTGTTGTTTGTATCAACACTGTGTTTTGATGAGCAAGTTCATTAGACAGTGCTATAAATTTAAGTTTGTCATCTAGTCTGCCTAACAGTGCAACGTCTTGTCTGTTGTACTCAATAAATTTTACAAAGTCTTGATTGTACAGTTGATCTAATGTGCCTTCATAAGGAGTCTTCTGTTCACCAAGTTCCATTTTTGATATAAAGTCCAAAGCATATGAATGACGTTCTTCATATGTGTATTTTCTGTACAACTGCATGTAATCTAAATGCACTCTGCCAATAATATCATATGTAACTTCTTCATTGCCAAATCTTTCAAATGTCCTTTTGCGTGGCAGTGTGTTCCACAAACACAGTCTTCTTGTGTCATCCTTGCTCATCACCTTGGATATTCTATTGACTGTGTATGGAATATCAAAGCCTTCTGAGTTCCAACCGCTGACTGCATCTGCATCTTCGATCAATCCAATAAATTTATCCAACATGTCTGCTTCAGAATCACACAGCATTGTGTTTTCAAATTCTTGTTCGATGATTTCCGGATTCGGAAAGTTTTTGGGAGGAATAGCCAATGACACCAATTGATCCAACCATTGTAGATACACTGTGATAGAAATTATTGGCGCCCATGCATCTGCTGGTTTGGCATAGCCTTTTGCTGGATCGAAGTCAACTTCAATGTCAAAGAATGCAACTTGTAGTTCTGGAGCATCTTTGTTGAGATAGTTTTCCTCCAAGCATCTAAATATTGGGTTGATATCTGATTCATACAGTCTTTTTCCTGACTGCATGTGTACTTCACGTTTGAATTCTTTACCTAATTTGGATGCTATTCTTGATACCGGAGTGCCATATACAGACTTAAATTTTCCTTTTGGGTCATCATAGTATGCCACATAACGGGCAGGATATTCAAAAAACTTTCTTTGCCCTCCTACACGTTCCACCACAGATATTTTGTCTGTGTCTCTATCGAATAGTGCATCCACGTAACTCATTAAATTTGCTTTGCCACCGCTAATAGTTCTTCAAGTTCTTCAATGTCTTGTTTTTCTGCATCTAATGATTCTTTAAACGCAACTGATATTGCTTTTGTAAGCAATGCTGGTTTAATTTGCAACTCTTCTGCCACCGCTTTGACTGTATCACGTAATCCTTCGGATAAATCTTTTACCTCTTGTTTAACTTTTATGCCACTTTCAATGACGTGCTGTACTTTTGCTTGTTCTTCTGTGTTAAGTGTTCTCATACGAATCTCCTTAACACATTATAAAATAAAATATTATTTTTGTCTATTGTTTTGTTTGGGAAATCTTACAATATAGTCAAAATAGCGTTTTGGTGGTTTACTTTTACTAAGTGCCACCCCTCTTGATCCAGGTGATTGCGGAGTTTTAAGTTGATTGTTTATATCAATGCCAAGTTCAATCAGTTTCATTTTCAGTATCCTCAACAGCAGGTTTACTTTTTGTATGGACTGGCCCTATTTCTCTGCCCTCTTCTTCAAGGTTGAATTGTTCAGGCTTATCTTGTTCCCATTGTGTAAAATAGGAATCATCTGTGATGGTGTCTTCTCTTGTGTTTTCCACTGTGTAAAAATTTTGATCAATTATATAACCTGGATTTTTGGTTAGTCTCTCTTCCATAAATGCATCATCATACCAAATTG